ACCTGTATAAATGGTTAAATTTACACCTCTAGGAACTCCTGCATCTGGATCAAAAGTAATAGTTTTGTTTGCCATTTTACTCTCCTATTGATCCTAGGTTAGCTAAAACCTCTTGTTGTTTGAGATATAATTTGTAGTAAGACTTTGCTATGTCTTTTAATGCATCAACATCATTTATACTATCTATTTCCAAAGCATATTTAAAATACTCAAAACTTTTATTTAAATTTTCTAACTCTATTTTATCTGGATCCATTGAGTAACTCCTTGAGTAAAAATTTAATTTCATTAATATCATCTTTCATATTAGCAACTTCATCCTCGATAGTTTGTATGTGTTGATTCTTTTCTTCTTTTGTTGCTCTCCTAGAAACATATTGCTCATAATCTAATCTATTAACATTAATGATTGAATTTGTGTGAGGATCTCTCGCTAAATCAGCATGACCCTCCACTCCATAGTTTTCCATATTAAGCAAGAGAAATAACCCTTAAATCTTTTATTCTTGGAACATAAACTTGACTTGTTGAAGTCAGTAATAGTTTGATTCTATAAGACCTAAATGCTGGAAGTTTATCTATTGTGAATGCATATTCTTTAAAATCAATTCCATCACTCGAAAATCCATATGTATTTGTTTTTGATACAAATACATCAGATTCACCATTATTATCTTGCTGCGCGATTACTTGACCTCTAGTATTCAAGTTAGAATATCCAGGGAATGGAGCAAAGATTGGATTAAATCCTGGAGCATTTCCAATTGCATAGAAGGCTCTAAAATCAGAGTTTAGATTAACATGTGCAGATACTAAAATTTTGATAGAAGATGCAGAATTTTCTAATGTGATTTCTTTCGAGACATATTGACATGCTGTTGGGTCTGTATCAATTCCATTTACTCTACTATCTGTTGCATAGTTTGTAATAACTTGATTCACTCTATTTGATGTGAGAACAACACTCACTCTTTCTGCATCGATGACGGGGGAGACTCTAGTGTCTACTGTAGTCATTAATAGTTTCATATTAAGGGATTTTGCTCCCGTAATATTAGTAAGTTTTGTATCCTCATTAACTTTCGATGCGATCATTCTTGGACTATTAAGATAATTTGCCTGATTAAGAGATATAACTTCAAATCCATTATTAACATATGGAATTTCATTTCCACTTATACTCTTACTTGTAATCGTTCTCACTTCTCCTGTTAGATTTGTGCCACGAACAGTGACATTTTGAACCACTGGAGTGATGATTTCAAAAGGCATGTTTTGAGTTGCTTTTACATTATATCCGCCTGCAGATTTCGTTCTATTAAGATATAGTGCTGGATAACCAACATCATTACTCCTATCATCATTATCATTATCAAGGGCAGTCATATCTAGTTTAATGTGATATGAGTCAAATGTAATGGGATTGCTTATGGTTACATCATTTAGATCATGTGTCTTATTGATGCGTTGTAAGTTTACTCCACCAAGTTCATACTTATAAACAGGTGTTCCTACAGGATAAGAAAGTGGATTCAAACCTCTTGCAATATTTCCAGCAATATTATTCCCACTAACCGATGTATATTCAATAATTTCGTTTCCAATCAATAGATACCCAATATTTGTTGTTCCAACACCAACATTTTCAAAAGTAGAGAATTGAGTAGAATCAGTTACCGCAATTGAACCTGTTGAGGAAGCATCATATGCTGCTGTTAGTTTTGTTGGTTTAACATCTGAGAGCACTCCTTCAATTTTGACTTTATTATCACTGAAATACATTCCGTGATTTTGATGATTAACTTTAACATGCAGTCCGTCATTTATTACAACAATTGCGGTAGGAGTTACATCTCCACCCTGAGTATTACCAACACCAGATAGATTTAATGTTGTTGTTATACCAGAGCTGTTTGTATATCTCATCGTAAATCCAGCACCGGTAACAAAATTACCCTGGACGTTATCTAAGATAAGTTCGCTTGTTAGACCGATCCCAGCTATGGTAAATCTAGCATTTCTTCCAACAGATGCAGCACCAATGGTTGTAATTCCAAGAACATCCCCTAGTTGATATCCAGATCCACCACCACTGATAGTTGCTGCCACAGCAACGCCATTAGAGATAGTGATATTTGCGGTAGCACCCCTACCATCTCCAGTGACTGTGACTAAATTAACTCCACTAAAGGTTTGCCCCCCGCTAGAAGGAGTATAACCAATACCCGCATTAGAGACTGTTAAAGTTCCAGTAGCAGATCCAGCAACTCCAACTAAATCACCAGTTGCATTTGTTCCAAGTTGAGAAAATGTATTTCCTAAAACATAACCAGAATCACCTATGGTTGTTCCAAGACCAACTCTAACTTTCCTAGAAGTTAAGATTAAAGAATCTGGTAATAACGTTGCTACCTGATTATTACCCTCTGATAGTTCTGGATTGTAAAATTCAACAGACCCTGAGGTTAAAAAGTCAGCTCTATACATAGTAAATTTAAGATCTTCCCACTGACTTGCCTCCCAAGTAGAAGCATTTTGTGATTTGAACAATGATCCTAAGTATGGTTGACTGGAAATAAATGTTTGAGTTAATAAATCATTTTCACCGATTCTAGATACATAAACACTATATTTTGTAGAGTTAGATGCTAAACAAATAGAATACTCTTTTCCACCCTCCAAATAAACCGGTGCTTTAAATTCAATTGTGGTCGCAACTGATCCATCCGCTGATATCAATACCTGATCTGGATCAAGAACAATTTCTGAGAATGGTAAAATCTTTTGTGTAGGGAATCCGTTTTCCATTGTTCTCAATTGGAAAACGACTGGGATATCCATGTCATCTTTTGATCTAAAGAAGACATCACACTTAGTGACAAATACACCAGTCTCATCTTCAACTAAGAATGATTGTGCTAACGGATCATACCACCCAATCACAACCTGTCTTGAAGATTGAGAAATAACATTGCTTCCTACAACCTGCGTTCCTAAATTTCTGTTAACATTTCTACTTTCAAATTCTTGTCTATTTTGAACTCTAGCATTACGAACAGAAATAATATTTTCTTGAACTGTTTCAAGAGTTCCTGATGCAGAAAATCCTTCCTCTGCAACTGTGGTTGCAAGATCTTGATTATTATTTTCGTCATTAACAAGAGTAAATGTCTTAGTTCCAGTTTCAAATCTAGGGTGATTTACATTGTTTGGATTGGGAATAAAGAAACTACCAATTAATGTTGCAGATAAATCTGAGATTAACCTAACATTGGTGATTGTTGCTCTTGCTCCACTTGTTTGACCAATTAAAGCCATACCAGACTCTATATACCCACCAAACTCACCTTGGGCTTGACTTGCTAGAGAAAAAGTGTCTACATTAAGAATGTTTGATGTTGATGAGTAAGTTCCAGATAATGGTTGACTTGTGTATGGATTATTTGCAAATGTCACTGTTGGAAGATTGTATGGACCTTCTCTATGGTTTGATTGTGCTACTCTAAAAGTTATTCGAGGTGAAGTATTACTCAAATCTGGATTTAAACCAGTATTCAAAAGTCTACCAATAACTTTTTCGCCAACTTGAAATGCTCCAGAAACCATACTGATTTCTAATAGTTTTGGAACACAATACTTAGTTACGTCTTTACCATCAAAAAATGCATAAAGTCTTGTGAGTGGTTTAACTTTTTTGGAGACAAATTCGACGTTTCTAGATCTCATAAATGGTATAAGATCTCTACTCACAACTCTATCGCCAACAGAAGTTCTATCAAATTGCTCAGTAACAATAGTTCGTGTTCCTGTTCTTGTCTGAACTCCTGTTTCTACAATCTCTCTTAAATCATCTCTAACAACTTGAGTTGTTCTGGTTCCCCAAGCAGTTCCTGGTATTCCAGGTCTACCAGCCCATCCAATCCACTCTCCACCAAAAGAAACCTCTCTAGTTCTTGATGAGTTTATAACATCTCTACCTGTCCAGTTGGTTTGCCAGGAATCCCAAAGAATTGGACCAAATCCAGTTTGAGGATCCACATTTTGTGTTCTTGCTAGATTATTAAGTGTTTCTGCATAGTTACCCTCAGTATTAATAACTTTTGCTTCAAGACGAGTGGTGTCAACCCAAGTATCTGAAGATGGTGTCAATTCTAGCGTTCCCTGCCAGAAGCTAATGAGGAAAGGAGTCACACTCTCAGATCTTGTCGCAAAAGATTGTTTAATATATTCAACATCAGCATAATCTAGAGTTACAACGTCATCCGCTCTTCTAACATTAACTCCTTCAATTATATTAAATTTAAGATCTTCCGTTGGATCAACATTGGTGACAGGACCAAAAATTAAATTAACTGAATTAGTGTAGTGTCTTGGTCTTAGTTCTTTATTTTTAATATCAATACTGTTTTTGATACCAATGTTTTCCTCTTGTGGTTTAAAAGAACTAAAATTATCTACAAAAAATCCAGATTTAAATCTATTAAGTCCATCTGCATCAGGAACAAATAAGTTTGCAGTGTTGGTTTCCAATAGAGAGAGTGTTGTGTAATACTCAAGATTTCTAATTCTATTTTCAAGTTGTTTGATATCGACCATACGATATCTCTTATACTCTAAAAACTGAATTGATGCTTGTTCTGGTGTATAAAGATATGGTGGAAGTGTTATCGTTGCTATTTCAATAGCTTCATCGACAGAAACTGGTTTCTCTGGTTTCTCTGCTGGTTGACCATATTTAACTTGAAATACGCCCTCTTTTGTTAAGAAAATTCTATCAATTCTACCCAAATAATATGAAAATGTAGTTAGAATTGACTCATCTGATGCTAAAATATTAGTGGCAGAATTTCCAGACGAACTAAAAGTTCTTCCAAGAAATTCTAGTGGTGAACGAGAATTCTCAGATACGGTAAAAGAAGAAACTCTTGGCCTGATATCAATAATATCAGATACAGTATTACCATTAATAGTTTGTAAATCTTTAGAATAATCAAATCTAGAGTATGAATTGACTGTTGTGATATCGCCATCATCAGTTGACTCAAAATATCCATTTGAGAAGTAAATTTTTAATCTCTTTGAAGGTTCTTCAGAATCACTTTTTCTTATTAACGTGCCATAGTTGTAAATTGTTTCCTCCTGTCCATTATTAAACTTAAAGTTTGATGAAATTTCAAAACTACCAGAATCTAAAGTGGTGATAACTCCCTTTGCTTTTGATTCTGAAAAAGATACAGTTTCTCCCTCTTTAAATCTACTATCATTTTTATAAATGAAGGCGATTTGTGATGATGATAACTTTTCAGCACAAATAGCCACCGTGCCACTTGTTTGTCCAATTAAAGTTTCTCCGATAATCAGTTCTGTTGTAGTTGTGGATGAACTTGTAAGAGAGGAAAGAGTAATTTTTGGTGCGGATGGGTTTGATGTATTTGCTGATTCAAATATTCCATGAATTTCAATGATATCTGGTACATTAAGTGAGAGGATCTCATCCTGAACTCTTGTTCCAAACGGATAGTTTCCAGATGTTAGACCATCATTTAAAGTTGTTGCCCCAATGCCAGATCCTGTATACTTTGATCTATCAATAATTAGTGAGTTAACTCTGTTTTTAATTTTTTCTTTTGCTTTTGGCTTTACCTTTCTTAGTGTAGCAGTTAAAGTTGCGCCAGTATCATTACTGCCAAGATTACGAATTTGTAACTGTGTGCTTCCTACTAAAAATTCAAACCTATCTGAAGTTAAAGTTTCAGTTTCGCCGTTTGAGCGAGTTAATGTATATCTTTCTTCATCAAATGGTAGAAATGTTTCATTAGTTCCTGCAGTGACAACAGCAGAAAGTTGATTTGAAGAAATATTTACCGTAAAAGTTTTTCTAATACTTAAATTTGCATCAGTAAGATCAACAGAGGAAACATTATTCTTTGGAAGTTTTGTGTAAAGAGTTTTATCTGATGATGGATCTAGTTTTGTGGTTAAAATTTTAAAGTCTGTAGCATTAAGAGTTGTTGTTGGTAAATCACCTGATGCAATTCCAGCAACAGTTGTCACTGCCTCTATCGTAACACTACTTGTTCCAACGCTAACTATCTTTGCAAAACTAATATCTCTATTTGTTGGATTACTGAATTGAACTAAATTATTCCTCTTTACTATTGTCCCTGGAAATAATGCATTGGTGCTAAAGACTGTGCTGATACCGCCACTGCCAGCACTGATCGTTGCGACACCAACATTAAATCCGATGGACTGAACTATATCTCCTAAAAATGTTGACCCCAAACCAACAATCCCATTATTTGTGCCATGAACTGATTTTACATCAGAGAGTGAGTGTGTGGTAACTGCGATTGCAATTCTTCCATCAGCAATACCATTAAAAATTAAAGATTCATTCGCAATAAATTCTCCGGAAGTATCATAAACTGTTACTGCTACCCCCGCAGACACTGCATGTCTAATAAAACCAGTCGCACCACTATTAGATCCCTCCACACGAGTTGGAATACTTAAAGATGTTGCTTGATTAAGTGTAATATTAGTAAAAGTCTGTACATCAAAAAGTGACAAAGCCCATTGATTTAAATTAGAATTTGTCGCATCATATGATCCAGATTCCAATCTAAAATCGTAGACTCTAGCGAGACCAATTTCATTTCCAACTGTTGCTATTCCCACACCTCTTCTACTGTCTCTTAAACTTAAAACATACGTATTTCCAATACCAAGAACAGGAACTCCATAAACTCTATTAACTTTCAAGGTTGGTCCAGTATTATAAATGATTTCTTGATCTTCGATTGTTTTTGTTGTTCTTGGTTTTTCTACATCAATAAATGTTGGAGTTAAGAGTTCAAGGTCATAACCACGAACAAAAGCTCTACCTGGAGAAATTTTATATAGTGCTAAATTATCTGATGGGACAGATCCCCCATAAGTGAACTGCCCAGACTGAAATAATCCCCTATTTCCAATATTATCATTTAATGAGTTTAAAACACTAATGTCAAAATCCTTTACATAGTAATCACCAGATTCTGCATATGTTCTTCTTGCTAAAATATCAGTCCAATCTTTATATCCAACTCCACCACCCAAATCTCCTCTATCTACTTTTGATTTAATAACTCCATTGATAATTGTTGCAAGTTCAATAAAACTATTATCGTTTAAATCTGTTAGTGGTTTTTTTACTAAACTGACAGATATTTTTAATCTATCTCCACCAGGTGCAGAGTAATTATTGAATCCTTGAGAATTATCGGTTAAACTTTCATCAATGGTATCGTTAATAATTTGTTCTGATACAAACAAACCAACTCTATAACTTGGAGAGTTTGAATATTGATCTAAAATTAAAGTTTCTGATTTTACATTTACGAAATTTCCACGTACAAAATATACGCCATCTTGAATTTGAAAAGAAGATCCAGTTGCGGTGGCATTTGAAGATAAAGTAACCGCAAACGGACTACCCGCTGTAATTGTTGTATTTCCTAGTAAACCAGATATGATGGCAGAATCACAAATTAGAGATTCACCATTAGAAAATATTTGTGTTGAATTATTTGAAGTGCTAGAATTTAAATAATTGATATAAAGTGTTAAATTACCTCTCTCAGAATCTATTGGTAGTAAAATTTTAGCCACAAACGCAGAGACGCCAGATGTTTGCCCCGTAATTTTTTTACCAACTAATTGATCTGCATAAGCCGCGACAGGAACTCCTTGAAAATTATTATTTAACTGAACACAATAATAAAGTTGGGAATATCCAATATTTCCTGGAATAACTTTCGCACCCTCTTTAAAAAAATGCTGCCCAAATTTTTCAATTTGATTCTGCAGTATTGATTGTAGAGTGGTTAACTCTCTCGCTTGAACTGGATACCCAGGTTTAAAGAGCACCTTATGATAGTCTTTGGCTGGATCAAAGTCATCAAAATATGGAGCTACATTAAGATTCGTTTGCTGAGGCATAATTCTTTAGAACTGCAAAATGACTTTAATATCTTCTTTTTGGTTAGATGACCTAGTAATCGCTGGTCTATTGTCAACGTAAATAATGTTTCCAGAGTACTTTCGAACTTCTGGAGAAGAGACACCATTCGTAAAAGTTTGACCTAGGTAATATGTTCTACTATTTATTACGGTACTAACACCCGTGAATGATGTGTCGATCGAAAGATTTGAGCCAGTTGATGGAACAATTGTCAAACTTCCACCTGAAGATGGTGAAGAAGTAAACTCTGTTAAATCAAATCCATATGTTGGACTTGTTTGTGCTGTTCCAACAGTGTTGAATCCAGAAACTGTTCTATCTTGCCAGTACTTCAAGACTCCTGTAGTCTGATCATAATTTATTACTCCACCAACAGCGGTGGTTCCAGAGGAAACTGTTTGTTTTACTTGTGAGTCTGCAGTAAAGGTTGCTGAACTGTACCCAACTCCAGTCAATCTTAAT